CCGAATTCCATTGGCGCCTTTCTGCTCAGTTGCGGATCAAGCTGACCGCACCGTCGTCGAACCACACCGTGGATCCGCCTTCGTACCGCCAGATGGTGGTAGTGCCGTTTGCCGACGTGTACTCATTCACATCTTTCGGGCTACCCCACGCGGCCAAGACGAGATCGCCACGATCACCAACGCCGATCTTCTTGGCCTTGATCTGGTCCCACTGTGCATCCGTAAATGCTTGGCGGTTTCGAAGCTCGGCTTCGAGCGCTTTGCCGCCACCCCAGTAGTCATCTCCATACGACGCGGCGATCACGTGCGTTGGTTGGGCCTGCAGATCCTTCGGACCCATCATCGCCACACCAGCAATCGAGTTACACCCGGCGATCAGTAAGAGCGCAAACGATGCAACAAGCTTCCACACTGGGCACCTTGCCGTCGGGGGGAAGGTGGCAAGCTCCCGTCCGGCAATCTCAGGATACCAGCTTCCCGGCGCAACTCAATAGCCCCGCCGGCGGACGCCGAACACCCTGTTCAGGGTGGTGTCGTAGGCCCCGGATGCCAAGCCAGAATTCACTTCGTCTCGTATGAGCACCTGGATTTGGCGGGTGCCGTCCCTCCGGCTCTGCTCGGTCACCTGGACGGGGGCTCCACGTCCACGCTGGTCGATGACCTGGAACGAGATCTGCGGCGGCACGGCCTTGATGCCCAGGTCGCCGCCGATGCGGGTCAGCGGCGCGATCGCTTCCGGCCCGCGCTCGCCGGCCAGGCCCCAGCCGCCGCGCATGGGAAATATGGCCGGAGCATTCAAGACCCCTCCGGAGGCAAATGCGTTGAGCTTCATTCCGTTCATGAATGCGTTGCCGTGCGCCGAGACCACCCCGATTCCCGACGCGGCCGGCATCGCCGGTGCACGATTGAAGAAGCCGCCCATCCACGAGAATGCCGGTTGGAAGATCGCGCTGTTGAACATCGTCGACAGCATCGTCTTTTGGAACGACTTGAAGAACGCGTCCAGGTCAGTCTTGCCGTCAATGAGGAACTCGGCCAGCGTATCGGAGGCTCGTCCGGCAAATCCCTCGACGGCTTTGGACATCTTCTCGCCGAAGGTCTCTTTCGTCTTCTTTTCAAGGTCGGCAAGCTCCTTCTTGATCTTCGCGATCTTGGCGCTCACGACCTCGTCGGGCAGTAAGTCCCCTTCGCCCATCTGCCGCAGCTCGTATTGCAGCTGTTTGATGCGATTAATGTCCTGCTGGGCCTTCTCCGCCGGGTAGACCTCGAAGCGAATCTGCCTCGCTTCATCCACCAGGTCCTTCTGACCCTGCCGCATGCGATCGAGTTCCTCGCGTGCCGCCTTCGCCTCCTTGGAGGTCGCGACGAAAGGCGCCGGGCCCACCGACATCAGCTCGTTCGCGGAGTTGATCAGCTTCTGGTACCAGTCGTCGACCGTCATGAGGCCCTGATTGGCGAGCCGCTCGAGCGCGTCGGCACTGTCATCCGCGAATTCGCCGATGAGCTTGATGTCGCCGGCGACGAACTGCAGGAAGCCCTTGCCCTTCCACTGGCGATCGCCGAAGTCGCGATCGATGTCCGCGAGAGTCGCGCTCAGGACGTCCGCGTTTGTCTTCAAGTCGCCCTGCAGCTCGCGGTTGATCTGTCGCTGCTTGTCGAGCCACTCATCTGCGGCGTCGGTGGACGACTGCATGAGCTCCTCGGCCTTCGAGCCCATCATCACCAGTGCGTCGTCCGTGATGCCGATGACGGCGCGGAGCCCCGACGGGATCTGCCAGAGCGACGCGGTGAATGTCCCCAGGGCAGCCCCCGAGCCTTGTTTGACCTTGGTCCAAAGTCCGTCGAAGAGCGCGACTATGGAGTTGACGGCGGACTTGAACACCCACTTGGCCTCATCCACCTTGTCAAAGATCCACTTCACGACAAACGCAGCGCCCTGCTGCACGAACTTGAACTGGTCATAGGCCCAGCGTCCGAACTCGAACGAGACCAGGGCCGTCCCCAGCAGCGTGATGTTCTTGAGCGTCAGGCCGATCGCGCTGCCCACCTTGGCGGAGTTGCCCCACCAGGACATCGCCCACTCATTGAGCGACACGATGGTGGTCTTGGCCAGGCTCAGGGTGGACTTGATGAGGCCAGACGACGCTCCGAACACGAACGACAACGCCGCCGCAGCGGGCTTGGCGGCAAACGTCAAGGACGAGAGGACGAGGGCAAGCGGGCCGATCGCAGCGACGGCCGCCGCGGCCCCGATCGCCATCTCTTGCGTCGCGGGCGGGAGCGCCGCGAAGCGGTTGCTGAGTTCCCGGAGACCGCCGACCGCCGACTGCACGTAGGGCAGCGCCCGGTCGAAGAGCGAGATCAGGATGTCCCCGACGGGTTCGAGCGCCTTTCCCGCCTGGAGGCCGAGACGCTCGAGCTCGTTGAACACGCGCTTGGTCGGGTCCGCGGCATTCACCGCCGCGGCCGCCAGGCCCACCAGTGGGGCGGTGATCTTGAGCGTCGCCTTTCGGCCGAACATTCCGATCGTGCGATCGATGTCGCTGACGATCTTGGCGGCGTCCTTGCCGAAGCCGGCGAGGGCTCTTGAGCCCTTCTGGACGTTCGTCACGAAGCTCGCCACGTCGGCGATGAGGTTGACCCGCACGTCTCCGATGCCAGGCATGGCCTACTCCTTGGGATCAATGGGCGAAAGCCCGAACGCCGCGAGGACCTGGTTGGCGTACTCCAGGTCGGTCTTGGCTTCGGGCATGGTGTCGAGCGAAGGGAACGCCATGCAGATCAGTTCCTCGTCTGGTGATGCGCCGTGAGCGATGAACCCCGCGAGCACGGCCGTCCGGGCCGCACGAAGATCGAGTTGGAAGTCGCGTCGGTCTACCTCTGACAGCAGGCGTGCAAATTCGTCGATGCCGAGGCGGTCGAAGTCCTCCGCCGGCATCCCCAGATTGACTCGCGCCCAGGCCCTGCACTGGTCGACCGAGCGCGTCAGCCTTTTCCCGCTTCGGACCCCAGCGACGCGCCCAGCGCACCGGCGATCTGGAAGTACGCGGCGTAGATCTGGCCCACCGAGCATGCCTCGGCGATTACATCCTCGGCCTCGCCGGTGGCCTTGGAAACGAACTCCAGCGCATGGGCGACGGGCAGGGCCGAGAAGATCGCCTGGTTGTCCTGGGCCTCGCCAGCGGCTTTGAGCTTGTCCTGCACGGATTCGATGTCCGAGATGATGTTCGGGAGCGGCTTCCCGAGTCGCTGCTCGAGTGTGCCAACGAACGAAAGGGACAGTCGAAGGTCGACGTCCCGGTTGAGTTTGACGGTGATCTGTGGAGCGGGCATGGTGCGTCCTTGGCTGCGGCGATCGCCGCCGCGGTGGGGGAGGCGGATGTGGGATTACGACGCTGCGGCGACGGTGTACTTGCCCTGCATCTTGAGGCTGAGCGACACCACCATGCCGGCGTCCTTGACGACGTTGATGGAGCGAGAGGCGATGAACGCCGCGAACGTGATCTTCTTGTTGGTGGAGGCGGGGAGGTGCAGCTCGAAGTTCGTCAGCGTGCCCGCTTCGAAGTTGGTGTTGATGGCCGTCTCGTAGGTGTTGTTCGTTGGGTCGTAGTTGATCTCGAGCGAGAGCTCGGCGTTTGCCTTCAGCGTCGGAATCTCCTCCCGGTATTGATCGGGGGATTCCATATGCGTGACGTCGTCGAAGTCCCACGCCTGGCCGCTGATGCTCAGCGGGCCGCGGAGTTCGCCAATTGCGGTGAAGGCCTCGGTCGGAGTGCCGCCGTCGCCGATCTTGAGCTTCGATCCAAATCCGGTCTTTGCCTTGGTGCGGGCCATTGGTGCTCCTTGCGCATTGCGCAACCACCGCAGGCCCGCGGACAGTGGAAACACCGGCGTCGGCGTTCCCGCCGGCGGCGATCATGACGGATGGTAGAACACCCTGAAGTCGATCGTGGTCTGATGCGTCTTCTCGTCATCGTCGTAGCTGTCCGACCCGGCGTCTCCGTCGGAGAACTGGATCGAATCGACATCGCACGATCCCATCATCCCCTGAAACGCCTGCAGCGATTGCTTCACTGCGGCGACGATCGCACGCGCCTCGTCGTACAACTGGGCGTAGGACGTGAACTCGTACCGACGCATGAGAAGTTCATCCGAGCCCTCGAAGTTCTCGGAGTCCACGGCCGCCACGATGCGATACGTGACATAGGGCTTCTCGGCATTCTGGGGTGCGGCCTGGGGGTAGATGCGGTTTTCAATCAGGGCGACCACAGCCGCGTCGCTGGTCAGCCGCTCGTAGATCGCCTGGCTCGGGTCCATCGTCACTTTCCCTTCTTGCCGAGGCCGTCGATGTCGCGGCGCAGGCGGTCGGCGATGACTTGCACGGCCTCGCCTCGCTTCAATTCAAAGGCGGGACGCAGGAACGGCTTGGGCATCGCGCCGGGGTGCCAGGGCCCGGTCTGCATTCCGACGATCGCATATCGCCGCCTCGAGCCCTTCCCAAGTGCATGCGGCTTGGTTCCCCATTCCACGAGGTGCGCGTAGTTCCGTGGATAGATGTCGCCCTTGCGATAGGCTCGCTCGCCTGGCTTGCGTTTCTGCAACTTCAGGTTCTCGCCGATCACGCGAAAAGCCTTCCGGGCGATGGTGACCTTGACCGCGAGTTGATGCTGTGCCGGCGCCTTCGAGCCCTCGACGACGATCGCTTTCCGAAGCGCACCCGTCCGGAGGGGCACGCGGCCCCTCGCTTCGTCGCGGATGACTCCGCCGCCGGCATAGAGGGCTCGCTTCACGGCACGATTGGCGATCTGGTCGGGCAGCTTGTTCAACTTCGCGACCACGTCCTTCAGCCCCAGGACAACGGTACCGACAACTTTCGGCATCACGCACCCCCGCTGGTCTTCTCGCGGACCTCGCAGATCAACCGGAGCATGCGTCGGCGATCGGGTTCCTCGATCGCCTTGATGTCGTAGACTGCGTCGCCGATCTTCACTCGCATCTTGGTCGTGACGCCCGCCGCCCAGCGGCATCTGAAGACCTGCCGCTGCACGTTGGCGCGTTTGTCATCGCCGAAGAACTCGCCTCCCGCCTGGGACGGCTCGGCCTCGAACCAGCGGTCGGCGTGCGTCTCCCACGTGGACGACGTGATGGCCTGGCCCGTCGCACCGCGAAGCTCGACGGGCCGCTCGATAGTCCCTCGTTGATCGAGCTTTCCAGAACGCATCACGTCGTCCCAGTGGAGTTTCCAGCCGCTAGTACAGGCCGAAGATGTTGGTCGCGGTCGTGTTCGTCGCCTTGACCTTGAGCGGCGAGTACGGGATCTCCTTCGAGGCTTCGACCGCGATCGTGATGTCGTTGCCGCTGTCGCCGGTCATGACGATGTTGCCGGCACCGAGCGCGACGATCGCGCGCGGGCGACGCGTCAGGTTGTTGGAGTCGTGGGGGGTGATCGATTCCCAATCGAAGATGGGGTCACGCCGGGTCTTTTGCATGGTCTCGAACTGGTCTGCCATTGCCTGCTCCTTTCACACAAGGTGTCCATGCCAGAGCTGCCCGAGGAGGGCATTAAGCCCGAGCTGGATTTCCGCGCTGATGGCGGTGTTCATGCCGCCGGTGATCGTGGCTTCTCGGTTCTCGTACCAGTGCGCGATCAGCAGGAGCATCGCCTGCTTGGCTCGGGCATCGACCGCGGCCGCGTTCCCGTACCCCGCCACGAATGTCA